AGCGAGAGCGTCAATTCACTGCTCTATCGAAGGAGATTTCAAAACTAACTAATGGCATTTCTCAAAACAATATTAAGATCGCTGGATGTCAGAGACAAATCAGAGATCTTGAACATGAAATTCAAACTCCTACCGAGAACCTTGCAAACCGAAATTCTGAACATGAGAAGTTAGAATCCTTCAAAGACAATTTAAAAACTACATACGACGAACTCGCTTCTAAAAAAGACACAATCAACTATTACGATTTTTCGTATAGTTTGCTTAAAGACGGTGGAGTTAAATCCAAAATCATTAAGAAGTATCTACCGCTGATAAATCAGCAAGTCAACCGTTATCTTCAGATGATGGACTTCTATATCAACTTCACACTTGATGAGGAATTTAACGAAACCGTCCAGTCTCCTATCCATGAAGATTTTTCTTATGCTTCTTTCAGTGAAGGAGAGAAGATGAGAATTGACCTTGCATTACTCTTCACTTGGCGTGAAGTCGCAAGGATGAAGAACTCGGTCAACACTAACCTGTTGATCATGGATGAAGTTTTTGATTCATCACTGGATGGATTTGGCACTGAAGAATTTCTTAAAATTATTCGTTATGTTATTAAGGACGCAAACATTTTTGTCATCTCACACAAGACTGGACTTGAGGACAAATTTGAGAGTGTCATACGGTTTGAAAAAATCAAAGGTTTTTCGCATATGTTATCTTAATTCGCAACAGAACAATGCAAGTCCCAAACTGGAAGCATCATTCCAAGAAAGAACAGAAACGAAAACTAAAACCCCAAGCGTTGCGGCAAGCAAAAGCACGCTTGGCACACTTTAAGAAGCTCCACATGGGTCGCTCAAAAGGCGACCTTTCGCTTTATAATGGGTTCATACGAAACAAAGTCAATGCCCGTCAGTCACGAAATCAAGTCCCAACTTGCTAAACTTCTTGCCACTGAAGACTTGGTGGTTGAGCACAAGAAAGTTTCTACCGCTTGCTTCAATGTTCACACCCGTGTGTTGACTCTACCTATGTGGGAGAAGGCAAGTAACACCGTCTATGACCTTCTGGTGGGTCATGAAGTGGGACATGCTCTTTATACTCCAGATGAAGACTGGTTGGAAACTCATAAGATCCCACCACAGTTTGTAAATGTGGTTGAGGATGCTCGTATTGAGAAACTGATGAAGCGTCGATATGCTGGTTTGTCTAAAACTTTTTATCGTGGTTATGAAGAACTCAATGATGATGACTTTTTTCAACTAGAAGACGAAGATATTTCTACTTTTAATCTCGCTGATCGTGCTAATCTTTACTTTAAGATTGGGAATTTTTTGAATCTTAAATTTGATAGTGAAGAACAAGAAATTATCGATTTGATTGCAGAGACAGAAACTTTTGCTGACGTTCTCATTGCAGCAGATATACTTTATAAGTATTGCAAAAAGAAAAAAGAACAAGAGGAGAAGGTTTCTGACATTGATCCTCCCCAACAACAGGGAGACTCTCAATCTCCTGCAAGCGAAATTGTAGATGGTGAGTCTGAAGTTGAAGAGGAAGGTGAAGGTAAACAAGAACAACCTGACGAATCTGACTCCTATGGTGGAACTGCAGAAAACAATTCTATTACCCAGTCTGGTCTAGATGAAGATCCTGAAGTACGTACTGCAGATTCTTTAGAGGACAAAATTCGTGATCTTGTAAATGATGATGGAGGAGAAAATGATTATGTAGAAATTCCCAAAGTTAATCTTGACACTGTGATTGCATCAAACACTGAAGTGCATAAAGATATCGATTATTGGTTTACTGCTCAACAAAATAAAATTCCAGATTTCAACCTTTATGGAGAGGTGGATCAACAATTTAAACAATTCAAAAAGTCTGCGCAGAAAGAAGTCAACTATTTGGTGAAGGAGTTTGAATGTAAGAAAGCAGCAGACTCCTATGCCCGTGCCACCACTGCTCGCACTGGTGTTCTGGACTGCACTAAACTTCACACTTACAAGTACAATGAAGACCTCTTCAAGAAAGTCACCACCCTTGCTGATGGTAAGAATCACGGTCTAGTTTTTATTCTTGACTGGTCTGGTTCCATGCAAAATGTTTTGTTGGATACTTGCAAGCAACTCTTCAACCTTGTTTGGTTCTGTAAGAAAGTTGCTATTCCTTTTGAGGTTTATGCTTTTACTAGTGAATGGCGGCGAGGAGAATATAATTATGAAACTCATACCTACCAGGCAACAGATCGTACCTCTCACTACGAAAAGAAACCTGGACTGCTTTGTGTTGATGACTCATTCTCTCTGATGAATGTCCTCACCAGTAAAGTCTCTAGCAAAGATCTTGAGCATCAAATGACTAACATTTGGCGTCTTGCTGTTTGTTTCTCTAATTCATACTCTTGCCATTACACTTATCCAAATCGTTTGTGTCTTTCTGGAACTCCTTTGAATGAAGCGTTGATTTCTCTTCATCAGATTCTACCCAAATTCCAAAAGGAAAATAAATTACAAAAAGTTCAATGTATTGTCTTGACAGATGGCGAAGCAAATCACACTCCCTATCATAAAGAAGTAAAACGTCATTGGGAGTCTGAACCTTACATTGGGTGCCGTGGAGTTAATCCACATAGCACTTTCTTGCGAGATCGTAAGTTGGGTATTACCTACAAATTTGGTTATGGATATCATGAGTTTACTGATACACTTCTTCGCAATCTGAAAGATAGTTTTTCTTCAGTCAACTTCATAGGCATTCGTCTTCTTTCTGGTCGTGATGCAAACAACTTTATCAGGCTCTATCATGAATTTAATGACAAACAATATGAAAAAATTCATAGTGATTGGAAAAAACTAAAAAGTTTTACTATCACCAAATCTGGATATGATGCATACTTTGGTTTGTCTGCATCTGCACTTTCTCAAGACACCGAATTTGAAGTTGCTGAAGATGCAACCAAGTCTCAAATCAAGTCTGCATTTGTCAAGTCATTGAAAACTAAAAAACTAAATAAAAAAGTATTAGGAGAATTTATTTCTTTGGTCGCATGAAGACATATCAAGAGTTTGTTGCAGAATCTTATCGTTTTTCCAAACGCTCTGGAATTAAGCACAAAGATCCATTTACCAGATATGATGCTGGAACTGAACCAAAGGGGGATCTTGGCGGCAAATTCCAAGGTGGTTGGTTAGAGAAAGAGAAGAAGAAAAAAGAAAAAGTTGAAGAGGGTATTGGCACAACTGTTGCTGGTGCTCTTGGCAATCCTCCTGTGTTAAGTAAGAGGATGAAACTGAAAAGAGCACTTCTAAATCGTGAAGTGCAAAAGAATGTTCAGAAGAATAAAGTAAAAAAATATAGCGGTAAAGCAAAATCAGAAGAATGAATAAATTTCCATTTGATCATATAGTAAAATGTGACACCAAAGAAGTTTGGATTAAATGTAATAGCAGCATCACTGCTATGGGAATTCCTGCTTTGGTAAACAAATACTATCCTGGATATGTTGGTAGAATTGCAAGTGAGGAGCACTTGGAAAAATTGAAGAACCAGTTGGCAAACTGACAGGATTGGGTCCATTGGACCCTTTTTTGCTCTATAATGGATTCAGTTCAAACAAACTACTCAATGACCATCTCCGCCGATTACATCCGCACATCCCTTCAGAATCTTTACGGAGATCATGTGACTTCTGCTGATATTCGTGCTTGGTGTGCAATGAATGATTCTAACTACCAAACCATTACTAAAAAAATTGATCCATATAAAGTTGGTCGTGGTAAGTGGAACTTGACCGTTCAAGAAAAGTTGGAACATACCTATAACGCTCCTTCTGCTCTGCCTGCTGTTGAGCAAAATCTTATTCCAGAAAAAGATAATACTTTTGTTAAGTTTGGGAATTTTGGTGATATTCGTAAGATTATTGAGTCTCGCCTTTTCTACCCTACTTTCATCACTGGACTTTCTGGCAACGGTAAAACGTTCAGTGTGGAGCAAGCATGTGCCCAGTTGGGTCGTGAACTGATTCGTGTAAACATTACTATTGAGACTGACGAAGATGATCTTATCGGTGGTTTTAGGCTTGTTGATGGGAATACTGCATGGCATAACGGTCCCGTCATCGAAGCACTGGAGCGGGGAGCAGTCCTTCTCCTGGACGAAATCGACCTGGCTTCCAATAAAATCCTCTGCCTACAGTCCATTCTAGAAGGTAAGGGTGTCTTCCTCAAGAAGATTGGTAAGTGGATCAAACCTGCTGCTGGTTTTAACGTCATCGCCACTGCTAATACCAAGGGTAAGGGTTCTGATGACGGACGCTTCATCGGCACTAATGTTCTCAATGAGGCATTCCTTGAGCGTTTCCCTGTGACCTTTGAGCAAGAATATCCCTCTCCCAAGATTGAGCAGCGTATTCTTGAGGGTGTTGCAGACTCTCTGAATGTCAAGGATACTGACTTCTGCAAGCGTCTGACTGACTGGGCAGACATCATCCGCAAGACCTTCTATGACGGCGGTATTGAGGAAATCATTAGCACCCGCCGTCTGGTTCACATCATCCGTGCTTACAGCATCTTCCAAGACAAAGAGAAAGCAATCCAAGTGTGTGTGAATCGTTTTGATGATGAAACCAAACAATCCTTTTTGGAACTCTACGATAAAGTGGATGTGGACTTTGATCTTACTGCCACTGGTGAAAAGTTCCCTGTTGACCAAGAAACACCGTTCTGATATAATTGGGGAAGGTAAAAGTATGCCTTTCCCTATGAGTGATTCAACCTTTACTATTGACATGACTGACATTATTAAACAATCTCCCAGCACTCCTTGGAAGTATAATGAAGAAGAAATCGTAAAAGAACTTCTTGAATACATCCGTGGAACTTACACTCAACACTATTCTGCTGGTGATCAAAAAATCCAAACCCTTGACTTGATTGAAGCATGTGGAGATGGTGAAGCATTCTGCCGCAGCAACATCCTCAAATATGCTTCGCGCTATGATAAGAAAGGTAGTGCTCGTCGTGATATTATGAAGATCCTTCATTATGCTGTTCTTCTGATGAACTACAACGATAAGAATGCTGTCCGTGAAACTTACAATCAGTGAATACTATGAAACTGTCTGATAAAACTATTTCTATTCTGAAGAACTTTTCTTCCATCAATCAATCTATTCTCTTCAAACGAGGTAGTAAACTTCGCACTATTAGCGTGATGAAGAATATTCTCGCAGAAGCAACAATCACTGAAGAGTTTGCTGATGATTTTGGAATTTACGATCTCAACCAATTCCTTAATGGACTGACTCTGCATCAAAGTCCAGAACTTGATTTTTCCAACGAAGCACACGTTGTTATTCGCGAAGGAAAGATGCGCTCCAAGTATTTCTTCGCAGATCCTAGCGTCATTGTTACACCTCCAGAAAAAGAAATTAATCTTCCAAGTGAAGATGTTTGTTTTGAATTGAGTACCGAACAATTGGATAAACTTCTGAAAGCAGCAGCAGTTTACCAACTTCCTGATATTTCTGCTGTTGGTGAAGCAGGTGTAGTGAAACTGGTTGTTCGCGATAAGAAGAACGACACTTCCAATGATTTTGCTATTGTCGTTGGAGAAACTGACTCTGAATTTTCTTTCAACTTCAAAGTGGAGAATATTAAGGTTCTTCCTGGAACTTATGAAGTTGTAGTTTCTCAAAAACTTCTTTCTCGCTTCACTAGTAAAAATCATGACTTGACTTACTACATCGCTCTGGAACCTGATTCCACCTTTGGTTGATGAGACACATTCTCTTTACTCTAAAGGGTTGTAATACAGAACTTCTCAATGATGAAAGTTTTGTAAGGGATACTGTGTATCAGGCATCAGTCAAATGCAAATCCACTTTGCTTGCAATTCACTCCCACAAGTTCGATCCTCAAGGTGTAACTTGTGTGGCAATGCTGGCAGAGAGTCATATTAGTATTCATACTTGGCCAGAGAAAGGAATGGCAGTATGTGACATCTTCACTTGTGGGGAACATACAAAACCCAAAAAGGGTGTAGAATACATGAAAATGATGCTTAATGCACAAGACATTGTTAGTAAACAATTTACGCGACCTTTGGAATGAATATCTTTGTCACTGATCCGTTTCCTGCTGAAAGCGCGATTTGCCTTCCTGACAAACATATTGTCAAGATGCCGCTTGAGTGTTGCCAAATGCTTAGCATTATTGCTTCTCCCTGGTATCATAATTATGGGACTCTTCCCAAGCAAGACGGCACTGCCTACAAGACAGAGAAAGGGGCATTCCGTAACCACCCATGCACTAAGTGGGCAGCGGAAACGGTGGACAATGCCTATTGGCTCATCAAATGGGGATTGAACTTGTGTCAAGAGTACACACTGCGCTATAATAAAACACACTCTTGTGAAGGGACTCTTACTCACGCTTATTACCTTTTCCCCAAAGGTAAACTGACAAAAGTAACTCCCTTCGCACGAGCAATGCCTGAGGAATACAAGTTTGATACTAGTATTTCTACCTTTGACGCATATAAGATGTACATCGCATCCAAACCTTGGGTGAAAGACAACTATCTTCGTATGCCACAACGTAAACCAGAATGGGTATGAAACTGATTCCTAAAAATGATTCTCGGTATTTTACTGAGACATCCAAAGATCCATACATCCGCCACCGTTATAAGGTGGTGGATACTCATGGTAAATTTGTAATTTTTGACAACTGGGAAGAAACCCAGGTGATGTGGTGGAATACTCCTCCGCAGTTTTTATCTCACATTGAGGTTTTAGATAATGAGTAACTTTATTTGGGTGGAGAAATACCGCCCCAAAACAATTGAAGATTGCATTCTCCCAGAAGCAACTAAAAAAACCTTCCAGGAGTTTCTAAATAAGGGAGAAATTCCCAACATGCTTCTTGCTGGTCCTCCTGGTATTGGTAAGACCACAGTGGCAAAGGCACTCTGTAACGAACTGGGAGTAGATGTTTATGTCATCAACGGATCTGACGAAGGTCGATTCTTGGATACTGTCCGAAACAATGCGAAAAACTTCGCTTCGACCGTCTCACTTACTTCGTCTGCTAAACACAAGGTCATCATCATTGACGAAGCTGACAACACAACCAACGATGTACAACTCCTCCTACGGGCGTCTATTGAGGAGTTTGCTTCCAACTGT